TTTTTTTTTTTTTTTTTTTTTATTTGGCTTGTTAAGTAAGTTTTTAAGGCTTTGTAATTCATTCATCGCACTAGAAATATATCTAAATTGTTTTTCGATTCGTTAAGGTCTACTTTATTACGGGCTCCTTGATGGTGTTTAATAATCACGCATCAACTTCATTGTTATTGGATGTTCAATAACAACTGGCAAGGAGTTCACGCCATTGAGTAAATCCATAAAGTCTTGCATTTCATGTTTAGATATGCAGTATCTGTCATCCATAAATTTAAAGAATGTTTCATCATCTATGGTTTGACCAGTGCTTAGAACTTGCCACTCTTTAAGTTCAAATCTTACTTTATCTGCTTTTGGTGTTATGTGTTTAATGTGTCTATGAAATTTGGAATAAAACCAGTTTGTTTTCATATTTCCATAACCAAGCCATTGAGATCTAACAAATTGTTGAAGTTTTCTATCATCATCCCAATTTCTAGGGTATATTAATAATGGGTCCGTCGTGCTTTTACCAAACTTAAGTAAAAAACTTGGTAATCTGATGCATGTGTAACCATCCAAAGTAGGTAAGAACACACACCTAAGAAAGGTTGTGTTGTATGGTGACATTGTTTCTTTTTGTTTAACGACTAGGCCGTATTCTTTATATACATTAACATCTTCATCTATAATGGCTTGTAAAGAGACAACCATATTTAAAATAGAATTTCTCAAAGATGTTCCTGGTTCGCCTGTCAAGAAAAATTCTTTTTCTTTAGGTATGCGAACTATATTCCCAGTGGGTCTGTGTATATAGTACTTCTTCTCTTTGTACATATTTCTCCATATTTGGGCCTCTTGCGAGTATCCCAATTTTTCCAACCATTGCAAAGAAATCTCCATAGTTGTGTTGCATTGTGTAGCATCGAATTTCGAAAAATCTGTTTCTATAACCTTCACTTTACCGTTTTTTCTCAACAAAGCCCAAGTATCGTCCCCCATTACCATGAGGTATAGCCCGTCGTTACCGGACCATGCTTTGTTGACGAAAAAAGATAAGTCTTCTGTGGTAGCACCACAGGCATAGTATCCATGAACTTTGACACCTTTGTATTCAGTGAATGGTTCTGAGTTTTTTCCCCAGATCGTTTTGGTTAAATGTTTTGCAAAATTCTTAACGAAAGGTCCAAGTCTCATCACATAATAAAAATGAGGAGCATATACTAATCTCGGTACAAATTTTTCTTGGCTGGGTATCACTTCGTCAGTTTTAATGAAGATTTTTGTGTGTTTTTGGTAATAAGCACAAATCAGTTCTTTTTCGGAGTAAGTTTTGTACAATTTCTTTTGCTTAGCAGACAGAGTTTTCAACCACTCATCGAGGTTAATCTCAAACTTACTTAGGGTGGACGGAAGGAATCCCAAAGCCTTGACGCGTTTTGAATCATGTACTTTACTGTTGGGAATACGAAGAAGTCTAAAGAAAATGCTTGCCAGACCGTTAGATAAGGAACCTGCAGGCCTAAACATTGTAGAGAAAAGAAAATGCAAAGGGTATAAGCCCTGGTATATTTTGCTATCAACATTAAGATGGGGCGCATCAATATGAGCAATATTAAGGTCGCCCACTCTGAAAGGATCTGAATTGGGTAAAATGGGATGTAAAAAATCCACATCAAGCTTTGGTAAATGAGCTGGAGGTAAGGTCCTAGGAGCAATATAAGTATTCCTAGACAAATAGGGTGTAACAAAAACGCAATCGCCATTCGTAATGAAATGACAAGTATTAAAGAAAACGTCTTTGCCGTGTGTGTACCTATCGTAATACATCCTTGTATCAAAAATTTCCAATGTTTCAGAGTAGCGGTGCCTCGCTCTGTGTCTGTGTCTCATGTATTCTCTCCTTCTATTTTCTTCTCTGTGGTAACTGATTCTGTCTTGGTATTTCCTTCTTTCTTTTATCAACATACCATTCCTTACGAAACTCTTCGTCATACTATCTTTATGCCAAAACAGATGCCCCCAGTTGCTATGGATTACTGCATCTGTAAAACCGACCAAAAACCAACCGTAAGGTAAGCATTTTATTGCTTCTTCTAAGACGATTGATTGTTCAGGTAAAAACCACAATACTGTCAATGGTGCTAAAGGTCCATATATTGGTAGCAACATTATTACCCAGTAAAACACATTTAAAAAGATATTTTTTGTCCATGGCCATAAATTTTCAAAAAAACGAGGAATTGGTGTTTTTCTCAGAGTTTTGTAAATCAAAGACTCTTTCCATTCATTTTTCTCAGGTCCATACATATCTCTTATTTCTTTTTGTTTTCTGAT